ACTGCACATTTTTATTTACAGATCTTCGTGGTTTTACATCTTTAAGTGAAAAACTGCCACCAGAGGAAGTCACCGACATAATGAATAAAACTTTAACAGTCCAGGTCAACGCCGTGCAAAAACTTGGCGGAATGACGGACAAATTTATCGGGGACGCAGGTATGTTTATATTTGGAGCGCCCTTAGATCTTAAAGATCAAGAAACAAAAGCTGTCCAGGCTGCTATAGATATTCAAAAAGGTATAGCCGAGCTTAACAAAACTTTATCTACTCCAGTCCAGGTAGGAGTAGGATGTCAGTCGGGAGTAGCAGTGATTGGTAATATGGGATCTGATACTCGGTTTGATTATTCGGCAATCGGTGATCCTGTAAACACAGCTGCAAGATTAGAGTCGGCAACCAAAGAAGTTGGTGTAGATATTTTAATTGGGCAAGAAACTGCAAAAAATTGCAAACTTGTGTTAAAGTCTCTAAAACCTATTAAAGTAAAAGGTAAAAAAGACGCGTTACAAATATGGACAATTTAAAAAAATTAAGTATATGGGTTTTTAATTGGTTTTTATCTTTATTTCAAACTAGGTATAAAGTGACAGTGTCATTTAACAAAGAATATGGTGACTCAGATGATCGAACATTTATTACCAAAAAAATTTTAGTGCAAAAAGAAAAACACTTAAAATTTAGGGACGAAGATGATTGTATTATTGAATACAGAAGTGCAGGTGGCCTTAATTACATAATAGAGGAAATTTAATGCAACAAGTGTTTATAGGCATAATATTATTTTTAGGTTTTACAACCTACTATTTGTTTAATGAAAACAAAACATTAACTGCGAATAATCTTGTATTAGAAGGCGCTATAGCAACGCAAGAGGAAGCCATAACATCACTTCAAAATGATTTTGCGTTACAGACTGAACAAATGAATGAGCTTACTGTTAAAAGCCAAGCCGCACAAAGAGAGTTAAATAGATATACACAGTTTATACAAAATTATCAATTGTCGGCAAAAATACTTGCAGATCCAGAAGAAATGCAAAGGAAAATAAATAATGGAACAAAGCATATTATGGAGGACATCGAGAAAATCAGCGTCACTGTTGATGATCTTGATGATGGCTTGCAGTTGCAGCCTTCTTCCGACTAAACAAATAGAAATAACTGCAAAGCCTATGGACCGAACCATAGTACAACCAGTAATGCCTAGAGAAATAGATCTAAAAGAACCAATGTGGATAGCTGTAACACCAGATAATTGGGAAGAACAATTAGCTTTAATAGAAGAACAAGAAGGTGAAATATTGTTTTTAGCCATGACAATACCAGATTACGAAGTAATGGCCTATAACATGCAAGAAATCAAACGCTACATAACTGAACTTAAAGATGTTGTGGTGTATTATAGAAAAGTAACTACAAAACAGGATAAAGAAGATGAGTAAAACTCCAGATGCTTTTGTATATAATTGTGAACTCAAAAAAGTTATAGACGGTGATACTGTTCGGTTAGAAACGATAGATCTAGGATTTAGTGTTAAATTACACAATAAGTCTGTAAGGGTGGCCAAAATTGACACTCCAGAATCTAGGATCAACATAAAAAAATATCCAGAACGCGCAAAAGAAAAGGAGCTTGGGTTATTAGCAAAACAAAAAATGAAAGAATGGTTGGTAGGCAACATAACATTAAAATCTTATGGCACCGACAAATATGGAAGAGTATTAGGTGATATTTTCTGTAGTAAAGGAAATGTTGCTGACTTGCTTAAAAAAGAAAATCTCGCTGTTGACTATGATGGTGGGAAAAAAACTAAAGTATGGGGAGAATAACATGCAAATATCACAAGAAGGTTTATCGTTAATTAAAAAGTTTGAAGGATGCGAATTAAAAGCATACCACTGCGCCGCAGGAGTTCCTACAATCGGGTATGGATCTACTCATGGTGTATCTATGGATATGGAGATTACTCAAGAAGAAGCTGACGAATTGTTAATGGAAGACGTGGCTAAGTTTGAAGAAGCTGTCACCAGAGCAGTAAAAGTGCCACTTTCACAAAATCAATATGACGCAATAGTTTCTTGGACTTTTAATTTAGGGCCATCAAATTTAAGTAGTTCAACCATGCTTCGTGTTTTAAACGAAGAAAAATATGACGAAGTTCCAGCACAAATTAAACGCTGGAATAAGGCTGGCGGGAAGACACTCCAGGGACTTATTAGAAGAAGGGATGCGGAAGCCTTACTATTCGAGGGTAAGGAATGGCACGAAGTATAGCGATATGTAATACTACACCTAGGCCTAATACGCTTAGAGCTGAGTTGCATAAAATATCGTCGCTACCTTGTTTCTCAGCTCGATTATGAGTGAAGTATCTTTTAAAGATTTTGATATTTTATCTGAGCAAGACAAGGCTGAGGCTGTTGCCTTATTGCATAGATATGATCAATTAGAAAAACAAGATGGTTGTCAACAAGACTTTATAACTTTTATAAAACACATGTGGCCCGACTTTATTGAAGGATCTCATCATAAAATTATTGCTGAAAAATTTAATAAAATTGCCGATAACAAACTTAAAAGATTAATAGTTTGCCTACCGCCTAGACACTCTAAGTCTGAATTTGCATCAACTTTTTTCCCTGCCTGGATGATGGGCAGACGTGGCAATTTAAAAATTATACAAACAACTCATACAGCTGAACTAGCTGTTAGGTTCGGCCGTAAAGTAAGAAACATAATAGACAGCGAAGATTATCAACATGTTTTTCCAGATCTCCAACTACAAGCAGATAACAAATCAGCTGGCCGTTGGACAAGTAACCAAGAAGGTGAGTTCTTTGCAGCTGGTGTTGGTGGTGCTATTACAGGTCGTGGTGCGGATCTATTGATTATTGATGATCCACATTCAGAACAAGATGCGCTATCTCCGAAAGCATTAGAATCAGCTTACGAGTGGTACACATCTGGTCCAAGACAGCGTTTACAGCCTGGTGGAATTATTGTGATCGTAATGACTAGATGGAGCACAAAAGATCTGGTTGGTAAAGTATTAAACAAACAAGGCGATGAAAACGCAGATCAATGGGAAGTCGTTGAGTTTCCTGCAATCTTACCAGATTCTGAAAAACCTTTATGGCCAGAATTTTGGAAAAAAGAAGAGTTGCTTGGTGTTAAAGCCTCATTACCTATATCTAAATGGAATAGCCAGTGGATGCAAAATCCAACAGCTGAGGAAGGATCTATAGTTAAAAGAGAATGGTGGAATAGATGGGAAGACGCAGATGTGCCATCTTATTCTTATGTAATACAAAGTTATGACACAGCTTTTTCTAAAAAAGAAACAGCCGACTATTCAGCTATAACAACCTGGGCAATATTTAATAGAGGTGACGAACAAAACGATGAAATTATACTTTTAGATGCAAAAAGAGTGAGGTTTGACTTTCCAGAGCTTAAAAAACTTGCTCTTGAAGAATACAGATACTGGGAACCAGATTGTGTGTTAATTGAGGCAAAAGCATCTGGAACACCGCTTACACACGAACTTAGACGTATGGGCATACCTGTTACTTCATACTCACCGAGCAGAGGACAGGACAAAGTAGCCAGGATGAATAGTGTTGCACCTATATTTGAGTCTGGAATGGTATGGGCACCAGAAGATGATTTTGCAGAAGAGGTTATTGAAGAAATGGCATCATTTCCATTCGGTGATTATGACGACTTTTGCGATAGTGCTACAATGGCTTTAATGCGTTTCCGTCAAGGTGGTTTTATATCATTGCAAGAAGACTACCAGGATGAAATTAAGTTACTAAAAAAGAACAGGACGGTTTATTATTAAGACATACGCAACAACTTTTAACTGGGATGGAATTGAATATTCTGGACCACTAATACATGCAGAAGATTTTACACAAGCTAAAATCATAGCAGAATACCACGGCCTTTTGATTGATGGCGAATTAGAGGCTATTATAGGAACAGAAGTGGAACTGAAAGCAGATCCACGAAACAGGGTGTTACATTAATTATGGCTATAGATAAATTAGGAACAAACGAAGATCCAGATATAAAAGTACAGGGATCTTCTGTAGAAATCGTACCAGATACTACAAGAGACGAACAAATTGCAGCAGCAGCACAAATTTTGGTTGATGATGAAGAAATACTTTTAGACCAAGAAATACAACAAGAGTTGGCACCACAAATGAGTTTTGATGCTAATTTAGTAGACTTTATAGATGAAATCACACTTGAAAAAATAGCAAGCGATTTACTTAGCTCAATTAGAGGCGATAAACAATCAAGATCTGAATGGGAAAAAACATACACAGATGGACTCAAATACTTAGGTATGAAGTTTGATGAAACAAGATCACAGCCTTTTGAGGGATCCTCTGGTGTGGTGCACCCAATTTTGGCAGAAGCTGTAACTCAGTTCCAGGCACAAGCATATAAAGAAATGTTGCCAGCTAAAGGACCAGTAAAAACAGAAATCATTGGCGCTCGTACTATTGAGACTGAAAACCAAGCTGAACGTGTCCAAGAGTTTATGAATTATTACATAATGAATAAAATGGATGAATATGATCCAGAGCTTGATCAAATGCTTTTTTACCTACCACTAGCTGGTTCTTGTTTTAAGAAAGTTTATTTTGATTTTGTTTTAAATAGAGCTGTATCTAAATTTATAGCTCCAGAAGATCTTATTGTTCCTTATGAAGCAGCTGACATGAGTTCAGCTGAAAGAATTACACATTCTATAACTATGTCTGCGAATGAAATTAAAAAACAGCAAGTATCTGGGTTTTATGCAAATGTCGACATAGGATCTGGCGGCATATCAGAAGATATGAGCGATATAGACGAAGCAATTGATGAAATACAAGGCATATCACCCTCTTATAAAGAAAACAGAAACAGAACCGTTTATGAAGTACACACTGTTTTAGACATAGAAGGCTTTGAGGATATTGATCAAGAAGGAATGTCAACTGGCCTTAAATTACCATATATAGTAACTATTGAAGAAGACTCAGAGCAGGTTTTATCTATAAGAAGAAACTATGTAGAAACAGATCCATTTAAAAATAAAATTAATTATTTTGTACAGTATAAGTTTTTACCTGGACTTGGTTTTTATGGGTTAGGTTTGTCACACATGATCGGAGGACTTTCAAAGGCCTCTACATCTATTTTAAGACAACTTATTGATGCTGGAACACTAGCTAATTTACCTGCTGGTTTTAAGGCAAGAGGCATGAGGATCCGAGACGAGGACGAGCCATTGCAACCAGGTGAATTTAGAGATATTGATACCACAGGTGGATCTTTAAGAGAAAATTTAATACCGCTACCAATAAAAGAGCCAAGTAATGTTTTAATGCAGCTTCTTGGTATTTTAGTAGATTCTGGCAAGCGCTTTGCTGCTATAGCAGACATGAATGTCGGTGACATGAATCAAGCTATGCCAGTAGGTACGACTGTAGCTTTGTTAGAACGTGGCACCAAAGTTATGAGTGCTATTCATAAAAGACTACATTACGCACAAAAAATTGAATTTGGTTTATTAGCAAAAGTATTTAGTGAGTATTTACCTCCTGTTTATAACTACCAAGTAGGTTCGGGACCAGGTGAAATAAAACAACAAGATTTTGACGATAGAGTTGACATAGTACCAATCTCGGATCCTAATATTTTTTCACAAAGCCAAAGAGTTACTTTAGCTCAAGAACTTTTACAAATGGTGCAATCAAACCCAGAAATACATGGTCCTTTAGGTATTTATGAGGCTTACAGAAGAATGTATGCAGCTCTCGGTGTAGACAATGTTGATGCTTTGTTACAACCACCGCCAGATAATACGCCGAAACCACAGGATGCAGGCTTAGAAAATGCTGGTTTATTGATGGGCCAACCTGCCCAGGCTTTTCCAGAACAAAATCATCAAGCGCATTTAGATACGCACAAAAGTTTATTTTTAACTACTATTGTCAAAGAAAGTCCGCAGGTGCAAGCGCTTATAATTTCTCACTGTATGCAACATTTGCAATTTATGGCCATGCAACAAGCACAAGAACAAATGCCACCAGAAATACAACAACAAATCCAACAAATTCAAGGACAAATGCAACAAGTTTCTCCAGAGGAAGCGCAACAAATCCAACAACAAATACAAATGGTTACAGAACAATTTAGTGCCCAGATTATGGCTAAACTTGCAAATGAGTTTTTACAATCCATTGGTATGGGATCTGGTGAAGATCCATTAGTTGACATTAGAAACCGTGAATTAGATCTTAAAGATAAAGAGCTAAATATGGAATCTGAGCAGTTTGTAGCCAAACAAGGTCAAAGACAGCAAGAAAAAATGATGGACGGACAATTGCAACAAGAAAGGATAAATGTGCAAAAAGAAATAGCAGATGATAAACTTGGGGTTGCTTTAGATAGACTTAAACAAAATGCTGATTTAAAGTTATTTGAATTAGAAAA